TACCTGGTGTGGGTATTGTCAACTTCGGACAATATACTCGTGCTAATGCAGCTTCTGCACTTGATAGAATCAACGTAGCTCGTTTAGTAGCATATCTACGCAGACAGTTGTCTATATTGGCGAAACCATTCTTGTTTGAACCAAACGATGCACAAACACGTAGAGAAATCAAAGGTGCCGTTGAAAGCCTATTACTAGAACTAGTAGGTCAACGTGCCCTGTATGATTTCATTGTAGTCTGTGACACAACAAACAACACACCAGCTCGTATAGATCGTTCAGAGTTGTATGTAGACATTGCTATTGAACCTGTTAAGGCAGTTGAATTCATCTACATTCCATTAAGAATTAAAAATACTGGTGAAATCGCAGCTGGAAAATAATCGGTAAATAGTAAAGAACAAGGAGCATTTAAATGCCAATTTCAAGTTTAAGCAAATTTACAGTACCTTTATCAACAGACCAAAGTGCTAATACACAAGGTTTGTTGATGCCAAAACTAAAGTATCGCTTCCGCGTTACTTTAGATGGTTTTGGTGTTGCAGGTACTCCTACAACAGAGCTTACTAAACAAGTAATGAACGTTACTCGCCCAGAAGTAACTTTCGACGAAATCAAATTAGCCGTATATAACAGTACCGTTAAACTTGCTGGTCGCCATAGTTTTGCAGATGCTAAGTTAACATTAAGAGACGATGTAACTGGCGCTGTAACTAGAAAAGTTGGCGAACAGCTACAGAAACAATTTGATTTCTTTGAACAAAGTGCTGCTGCTAGCGGTATTGATTACAAGTTTAGAATGCGTGTTGAAATTCTAGATGGCGGCAACGGCGCTTACGAACCGACCAGTTTAGAAAGTTTTGAATTCTTAGGTTGCTACATCAAGACAGCAACATATTCAAACACTGATTACACCAGCAACGATCCAGTTGATATCGGACTAACTATCACTTACGATAATGCAATTCAGCTAAATCGTCCAGGCGGCGAACGTGCAGGATTAGGCGTAGACGTAGGTCGTACAATCCGTACACTAGCGATAGGTGGTTAATTTTAATTAACCCTAAAAAGCCTGGCCAAAAACCAGGCTTTTTTATTTGACTAAATATTGCTATGAGTAATGCCTTCACAAATTTCTTAGGTACAGTTGGATCTACTTTTTTAGGCGGAGCAAGTGGCGATCTAAAAGATTATCAACACGCCAGTAGACTATATGTAGAAAATAATTACGCTCGTGCTCCTAAACTTAGTTTTTTATATTTTATTGTATTCAAAATACACCCAACAGTAGCACAGATTATAGCAGACACTGTAGATCCGTCGTGGGCTCAAAAACATTCTAAAGAAGTTGGATTGTTAGTTAAACGTGCAGATCTTCCAAAATTTACTGTAGCCACAGAAGCATTGAATCAATATAACAAAAAAACCCTAATACAAACAAAAATTAGTTATGGAAATATTAGTATCGATTTCCATGATGACAACAGCGATATAACTAATAATTTGTGGAAAAATTATTTTCAATATTACTATACTGATAGTAGATACGCTAGCAAAACTGATAACAAACAAACTATAGTAGAATATACCGATAATAAATTTCAACAAGATTTTACTACGCCATACGGTTTCAATCCTACTAATAAAGAACCTTTTTTCACTGGTGTAGAAATTTATGTGCTACATAAAGGCCGAGGCGATCCAGGTAGAGATTTTACACAAGTATCATTAGTCAATCCCATGGTTGTAGATTGGAGTCACGATAGTCTTAATCAAGATGAAGGCGGTAAACCGATGACTAATCGAATGACCTTGGCATTCGAAACTGTAGGATACAAAACTGGTAAAATTGTAAAAGGTCAAAGCCCTGAAGGATTTGTTCCTGTTTATTATGATACTGCTCCAAGTCCGCTAAGTGTTGCAGGTGGAATTCCGGGAACATTGTTTGGTGCAAATGGTATCATCGCAGGAGCAGAAGATGTATTCGGTACATTGTCAAACCCCAATGCTAGTCCGTTAGACTATCTTGCAGCAGGACTTAAAGCAGTTAATGTTGCTAAAGGTATCGGTCAAATTAATAAAGCAGGATTGGTGCAGGAAGGTTATAGTATATTAAGTGGTACATTAAGAAACATTGCAACTACTGGAAATCAACCAGGTTCTATTGGCAGCGATGTTAAAGGTATTATTAACAACGGATTAAATATCGGTGTTAAATTATTCACAAATGCCAGTGCTAGCGGGCAGACTAACGCCACTCCAGTTAAAACAGGTCTATAAATGTCAACTACCTATAATAACTTACCACCAAAAAAATCTTCAAATAGCGATGCTACAACATTGAAAGCATTCGATACGTTTTATACTAAACCATTAGAGCTTAGTGTTAGTGATTATGATGCTACTGTAGCATTTTTTACAGGCAAAGGCTTTGATCGTGTAGCGGCAGAATCGGTTGCTGTAATAATAATGAAACAGGCAAAGTATGACGGCTATAATCCTATGCAGATCTTAGATACTCTTAAAGGATTAAGCAATGTTGAAATAAGTGCTTTAGTTGCTGAAGTTATTAATTACAATAGATTTAAAACTAGTTTCTTAGGATATGCATTAGACTACAATCCTAATGAACAAGTAATTCGTAATATCATTCCATGAGCTTAAAATTTAGCCAAGGTGTTTATAAATTAAACCATCCCAAAAAGTATAAAGGTTCAAGGAATCCTATATACCGTAGCAGTTGGGAGTATACATTTATGGCATTTTGCGATAATAATCCTAGCGTTCAAGAATGGGCCAGCGAACCTGTAAAAATACCCTATAGAGATCCTCTAACAGGAAAAAATACTGTATATGTTCCTGATTTTTTAATCACATACATAGATCGTAATCAAAAAAAACATATTGAGTTAGTTGAAATCAAACCATCAAATCAAATGATAAGAGAACGGGTAGGAAAGAATCCTTATAATCAAGCACAGTATGTTAAGAATATGGCTAAATGGGAAGTTGCAGGCTCTTGGTGTAAAAATCGTGGTATTAAATTTCGTGTAATAAACGAGAGTGATATTTTCCATAATCCGCGAAAATCCAATAAGTAAGAATATGACTAAAAAATTAGAAGAGTTGCTCAATCTGCCCGAATCCGAAGAGCCTATAGTCGAGCCCGTTAAAGAGCCGTTGCCTGTGATTAATCTTGAAGAAAAACTGGAAGAATTTGACAAGATTGCTTCAGCATTGCCCAGGGTAAAAGGACTAGGAGATATTAGCGATGCAGAGCTTGATGCACTGGCCGCTAAAGCAGAGCAGGCCTATGATGACCTTATGGATCTTGGTATGAATGTAGAAGCGCGATACGGTGCTCGTATGTTTGAAGTAGCTGCACAAATGATGAATGCAGCAATTCAAGCCAAAACTAACAAAATCGACAAAAAATTAAAGATGGTTGATTTACAGTTAAAGAAGTTAGCTATAGATCGCAAACACGGGAATGGCGAAGGCGGAACTGTAGAAGGTGAAGGATTCATACTTACAGATCGAAATAGCATACTGGAAAAACTAAAGAATTTGAATAAATAATACACTATGAAAACATTCAAAGAATATCTTTCAGAGTCTAAAAAGCAATACGATTTTCGCGTAAAAATTGCCGGCGAAGTTGATGCTGTAAAAGAAGCTGCACTAAAATCTTCATTAGAAAAATATGTAGTCAGCGGATTTAAAAAAGTAGCAAAAACTCCTATACAAGAATTGCCATTAGACTTTCCACAAGTTCGTAATTGTGAAGTGAATATCTACGAAGTTACTTTAGATTATCCTACAACACAAAATGAATTAACTGAATACCTAAGTACAGAGTTAGGTGTTAGCAAACAGCGTTTAGCAGTTCGTCGTCCCGGCGAACCTAGTGAAGAATATCAAGAACCTGCGGAACAGCGTGAAGGTGCTTTATTGAATGATCCTGATTATAAAGAAGCCGGAAATCCTCAATTTGAAGATTATTATGGCGACAAATATAATAGTGGATTTGTAAAAGAATTAAACGATATTTTAAAATTACAGCGTAAAGCTCGTGGAGAAGAAATACCTGTAGAAGGTGCTGCAAAATTTAATGTAGATTCTCCTGCAAACGAACATAGTCCAATCGCCAAAGGCGAAGGCACCTATGTTGTAAAAGCATTGAATGGAAAATAATATGCAAATGATCGATGTTATGAAACGTTTAGCCGAGCTAGATGCCGCTAATCCAGCAGTTGATACCGGTGCTAGTGTTGTTAAACCTACACAAAGTATTAGTATCAATGAAAGTCAAGTTGAAGAATGTGGTATGATGGACACTATGGGTGCTCGTCCTTCTACACCTGCTAGCATTAATATCACAGCCGGTAGCGGCGATGAAATTGCTGATATGTTAGCAACCATTATGCATCTTGCAGGAGCAAAATCTCCTAGCACTG